TGGCAACCTTTATTGCGGACAGCAATCTAACAGAAACAGGTGTTCCTGTAAAAATCAGTGCAGAAGGCACAGTTGCAAAATGCGGCGGAAACGAATTGTTCTGCGGAATCTGTGTTGGACTTCGTGACGGCTATGCTACCGTGCAGCTTGCAGGCTATGCCAAGGTGAAAAGCGCAGGCAAGCTTACCCTTGGCTACACAAAGCTTGCTGCAACCTCAGTTGGCTCGGTTGCAATGAACACATCAGGCAGAGAATATCTTGTTATTGACACAACAACAACAGAGTCAGGAATTATTCTTTAATTTTTTAGGAGGTAGATAATATGGCAAATTTTGAAAATATTACAATTGAAAAGGGTATGTATCAGACAAAGGGCGGTCTTACTCAGGCGCTTGAAAAGCTTGACCCGTCTGAAAACTACAACGGCACTTCTCTTGAGGGGCTTGACGCATTTTCTCGTCAGCTCAAGAGATTTGACATCAAGGTAAAGGGCAAGGGCAGCGACTGTGTTGAAAAGTTTTTCCAAACCTCTAACTCAGCTGCACTTTTTCCTGAATATGTGAGCCGTGCTGTTAAGCAGGGAATGGAGCGTGCCGACATTCTGCCAAATCTTGTGGCTACTGTGACAGACATTGACGGTATGGATTATCGCAGCATTGTGTCTGCTCCAAGCGAGGACGACAAAACTCTCAAGGTTGTCAACGAGGGCGCAGTCATTCCTCAGACTGTGATAAAGACAAGAGAAAATCTTGTTAAACTCAAGAAGAGAGGCAGAATGTTGGTTGCATCCTACGAGGCTCTCAGATTTCAGCGACTTGACCTGTTTACTGTAACTCTCAACCAGATTGGCGCATATATTGCAAGAGCACAGCTAAAGGACGCAATTGACGTGCTACTCAACGGTGACGGCAACGACAATGCGGCTGTGAGCATTTCGGCAGGCACAAGCGGCGAGCTTGAATATGCAGATATTCTAAAGCTTTGGTCTGAGCTTGCTCCCTATGAGCTTAACACAATTCTTGCTCCCACACAGGAGATGCAGAAAATTCTTTCACTTGCTCAGATGCAGGATTCAAATGCTGGACTTGACTTTCAGGGTACAGGCAAGATGATTACACCTTTGGGTGCAACACTTCTTCACGCTCCTGAAATGGAAAGCGGCAAGATTATCGGTCTTGACAAAAACTGTGCACTCGAAATGGTGCAGGCAGGCTCAGTTGTGACCGACTATGACAAGCTCATTGACCGCCAGCTTGAACGTGCGGCAATCACCTGCACAGCAGGATTTTCAAAAATCTTTACTGAGGCATCCAAAACCCTTAGCTGCTGATTGAGGTGATTGTTTGAATATTGCAAATGTAACCTCACGCTTTGCCCTGCTTGCAGGTCTTGACAACAGCGAAATATACAAGTGGAAAGACATTGTTGACGATGCCTGCCGATATGTGGAGTCGCTTGTTATAAAGGAAAATCCTGACAGCTCTGACACAGCCAGAATTGAAACCCTGTGTGCGGTGTATGCTTTGCGGCTTTACTGCCTTTGCAATGATGAAAACATAGCCTCATTTACAGCGGGTGACGTGCAAATTACGTCATCCGCTGACAAGCAGAGCAAGGCTCAAAGGCTGTGGAATGAATACTTGCAGCAAAGCGAGGACTTGGTTGGCAGACAGGACTTTCTGTTTGGCAGGGTGATGTGATGAGAATTTTTGAGAGTGTTTCGGAAACAATAAAAAGATACGGAAGTTTGGTTGAGATTACCACAGGCGGAAAAGTCTTGAAAAAACGAGCCTTTATTGAACCGCTAAGATACAAAAACAAAGTGTATGTGGGCGGCAAGTATCAGCTGCTTGGCTATGACAGAAGCGAAAAATATTTGTATGTGGGGCTTTCTGATGTGCAGCTTTGCGAAAATTCTTCCGTAATACAGCTCAAGGATAATAAATATATTGTAAAGAGATGCGAAACCTATTATTTGAAGGATTATCCCATTTATGTGTGGGCAATTTTGCAGCCCTGCGGTGACGATTTGGAGGATGATTATGAATCAGATTGAGAAACAGGTTGATAGAATTATTGTGGGGCTGAAGATGATTGACGAGCTAAAGTCGGTAAGATTTGTTCGTGAATACGGCACCCATAGCATTGAAACACCAATAAAGAGCCTGATTGCGGTGGTGTCGGTGACTGATACCTCGCAGTCAAAGAGCTACATCGGGGGATATTTGTCCTCGTCGGTAAAGGGCGAGGAATACTCAGCCAGAGTTGAAATCAGGGTGTATGCTCCTGCCGATGAAAACGGCAGCGGACTTTCGGAGGTTGTCAGCGAGATTTTGACAGGGCTTTCAAAGGCTGACAGCGAAAAGCTGATTGTTGAGTCAAATGCATCGGCAATTGCCTTTGACACAGATATGAATGCAATTTACAGAACGGTTAGCTTTGTTATGTCGTTCTGCTTGTGCGAGGAGGGATAGCTTGGCGGAATTGGCTTTTGTAAAGGGCGACAATGTGAGCATACAGCTTGACGGCAAGGTGCTGGGCTGTGTGAGAAAGCTGGTTTGCACAAGAGATAATTCGTTTATTGATATAGAGAGCTTTTTGACGGATGTTCCTGTTTATCGAATAGCAGAGAAAAAATATAAGATTGTGCTTAGTATGGACTGCGAGCCTGACAATCCGTTTTTTGACGGTGAGAGCTTTGAGCAGCTTGAGATTAAGACAGAGGAAAAGTGTGAAAGATACACAGACTGCACCGTCAATAGCGTTAAAACCGAGGTAAACCCCAAGGGTGTGGTTGAAATTTCGGTTGAGCTTAGTGCAGAGGAAAGGGAAGTGTTATGACGCAGAGTGTGTTTGATTTTGACAGCTTTAAGGATGTTTCGCAAAGCGGGTTCAAGACTGAAAGCCTGAGTGAAATCCTTGAGCAGGAGAGCAGGCGCTACAGCCGAAAGCTCTCTGAGGAGGACGAGGCGAGGGTTGAATGAAGTTAGTTCCAATGCGATTTAAGGGTGTTGAGTGGCACCACAATCCAAGAGAAATTTCATTTGAATGTGAAAAGCAGGTAAATGAGCTGAAGTCGCTTGGAGAAAGCTCCTACATACAAAATCTTGGCAGAAAAAATATGATAATCAGCGGCAGCGGCGAGCTGTTTGGCGAGGATTGCCTTGAACAGTTTGACAGGCTGCTTTGCCTGTTCAAGGAGGGCGGCTCAGGAACTTTGGCAATTGACGGGATGAAGTCAATTTGTGCGGTGTTTGAAAATGTGAAAATTATCGGACAGCCAAAGCCCGATGTGCTGAGCTACAGCTTTGTGTTCAGAGAGGTAATGGAGCACAAAACTCAGAGCGAGCCTACCATGCATATTGCGCAGGAGGGCGAGTGCTTGTGGGATGTTTCATACCAATATCAAATCTCTATTGACAGTCTGATAGAGCTGAACCCGTGGGTGAAACGCCCTGATGAGGATTTGAACGGCAGGGAGGTAGCCTTGTGCTGAGATTTATTATAACGGATGTGCAGGGCGGTCAAAGCGAGGTCAAGGCGGTGATTTCGGCGGTGCTTAACAGCGAGCTGGATGTTCCTGCTGACGACCTCACGGTGACAATGCCCTATGATGAGAAGATTAGCAAAAATGCCGACACCATAACCGCCTATGCTGACGGCAAGGTGGTTTTTACAGGACAGATTGACGAGGTGACCAACCTGTGCAGCTGTGAGCAGGCGGTCACAAAAATCAGCGCCAGAAGTCTTGCGGGCAAGCTGCTCGACAATGAGGCTGAGGCTGTAACCTACTGCTGTCCTGCGGCTGATTTTATTTTTAACAGGCATCTAAAGCCCTTTGGAATTACTGAGTTTGAGGCTGAAAATTTTCCGTATGTGGGTATTTTGAAAATTGACAAGGGAATGAGCCAATGGCAGGTGTTTGAAAACTTTTGCAAAATTGGCTACGGAAATGTTCCCAGAATAACAGGTGAGGGCAAGGCTCTGTTCAAGGGCTGCAAACAAGGAGATAAAATTATTTTTGGCAGCAAGGGAATAGAATATAGTTCGTTAAAAGAAAATAAAAAGCGAAGCAGCCTCATAAGCGAGGTAAGGGTTAAGATTGACGAATACGGAGCGTATGATTCGTATGTCAAAAATAAAAACCCCGAATGTAAAAACATTAACCGAGTGCGGTATGTGAATGCAGCGGCAGACACAAGCGATTTGAGCACAGCCGACAACATAATTTCACAGAGCAACTCGGGCAGCTACAGCATTACTCTTGAATGTATAGGCTGTTTGGTTGACATTTTGGGCTGTGAGGCTGAGCTTGACGACAGCAGACTTGGCAGAGTTGATAATCTGATTGTGGACAAGCTGAAATATTCATCGGGCAAAAACGGTGAAATTACAGTTATTACATTGATAAAGGAGAAATTTTAATGTGGCTTATGAGCTATATTACAAAAAATTCAATAACAGCGCCAACCGCAGTTAAGGGCAACGTGAAGAGTGTAAAAAGCGAGGGAATGTCGGTTACGGCATCCGGCGAGCACAAAAGGCTCAAGACCTGCCTGCCCTATGGTGTGGTGAGTGTTGCTCCTGTGGGCGAGTGTGCGGTGGTGCTGCCGCTTGACGACGGTGAAATCAGCCTTGGTGTTGTGGCACAAAGCCAGAACCTATCCGAGGGCGAGGTAATGCTCTTTTCAAAGGGCGGAGCCTCTATTGTGCTGAAAAACAGCGGCAAGGTGCTGATTAACGGCAAGGAGTACAGCGGATGATTGATTATAAGATAATTGACGGTGACATAGCCGTTGACAGCGCAGGAAGGTTTATCAGGCTGACAGACAGAGAGGCAGAGTTTCAGCGTGCGTTAATCTGCATAACGGCAAGGCTTGGTGCTTTTGTGTACGACAGGGAGCTTGGCTCACGCAGGGAAAATATTGATGCAAATTCTGCTGACGCAGATAGGCGTTTGGAGCTTGTGCTGAATGAGGCTTTGTCGAGGTTTGAGGATACATACGTCAGCGTGCTTGACTATGGCAGTACGCTGACGGTAAAAATAAGCATTGATGGCGACAGCAGAGTTGAGGAGGTGCAGCTGTATGGAAACGTATGATGAGATTTACAACAGGATGAAGGAAAAATATGAAGAGGAAAGCGGTGCTGTGTTTGACGAGGCAAGCGACATTGCAATAAGGCTTAAGGTGCTTGCAGGTGAGATTTATAATGTACAGTCAAATATGGAATGGCTCAAACAGCAGATGTTTGTTGAAACGGCAACTGGTGAACGGCTGGATTATTTTGCAGCTCAAAGAGGTCTTAGCAGAAGAAAGGCAACCAAGGCGCAAGGTGAGCTGACCTTTTACATTCCTGAGATTACCGACCACAATGTCAAAATTCCGCTTGGTTCGGTGGCTGCTACTTTGGACGAAGAGCCAATGCGATTTGTCACCACAGAGGACGAAGAAATTTGCGCAGGC